ACATCTAAAATATTTGGCAAACTCTTGCTCAAACTTCTTAACGTAAGGACCCATTGTATATCGCCCACTTTTTATGACTTCTTGTATTGCGTGTAACTCTTTATGATCCCAAGTATCACTAGCTAATTGATATTTCATAATTTCCTATATATTCATCTTAAATACTTTATACCATACAGCAAATGCTAGTATAGTAAACAATTCTTTTTGTGAGCGTTGACCAATATTAGGTAATATAGTACTTTCTCCAGCTTTATTTAACCCTTTTTGCCAACTTTCTCTTTTATTACACATATATTTATCATCTATATCAGCAGGGGTATATTCAAATATATTTTGCATTTCTTTATTTGATAGTACATTTCTAATATAATCTTTTAATATGTTATTATCGTCAGCTGGTTTAGTAAGTCTACCTATAATAAGTTCATCTGTAGGAAATCTCCAACCAGTCTTATCTCTTTCTAATATTTTTAATGGTAATCTTTTATAATATGCTGTTTTTAATAATGGTTTATTATAATATGCCCAATTATCTTCCATAAAATTCTTGTTGATTTTGTGTTCACTAGGGATACCTCGTATATAATCTCTAAAAGTTTTATTCATAAAAGGAAATCTTCCTTCTAAACTAAATCTCATACCTAACTTATCATTTCTCATTAAAAAATCTTCTGATAATGTATTTAAACACTCAATAAACATAAAATCATTTCTTTTATCACCTTGCAAACCACCTTTTGGAAACCAACTATTAAAGTAATCTAATTGTTCTTCGTGTGTTGCCCATAGTTCTTTTCTTAATTCTCTATGATTAGCACATAATGCTTTTAACTTCGTTGGCCAATCTGGTCTTCTATGATGTTTATAACCACATAACAATTCATCTCCACCATCACCACTTAAAGTTACCGTTATACCTTGTTTCTTTATATATTCATTAACTCCAAAATATACAGGTAAACTTTTACTTTGTCTAGGTTCTTCTAATGCTAATATTGTATCTTCAAAACTGTTTACATATTGTTCTTCGGTTATAAATGTTTCTTTATGTTTTCCTCCATATAATTGTGAAGTTTCTCTAGCTAAATTAGCGTCTTCGTTAAGTCTACTACCAGGTCCTGTTAATTTAAATCTGGAACTAAAAGTATTTGGATTTGTTTGCCACAATTTTGACATTTCATAACAAATAGCCGTACTATCAATACCACCACTTAAAAACAATCCAATTTCTCTACGACCCATTAAAGTTTGTTTTACTGCTTCGTGTAATCGTTCTCTAACTTTTCCTGAAACCTTACCTACATTTTTTACATTTCTTAATTCTATTGGTGTATTATTAATATTAGTAGAAATTTTAGCACCAGTTACTACGTTCATCTTAACAACTTCACCTGGTACTAACTTTTTAATACCTTTGAACATTGTCAAATAACCAGAATTATATCCTTGTTTATAATAATGTTTAAATCCTTCTATATCAACTCTTCTTTCAAATCCTAATGTTAATAAACTCTTAATCTCGGATGAAAAAGCAAACTTACCATTTATATAACCATAGTAAAGAGGTTTAGTTCCATTACTATCTCTGGCAATAATTAATTCTTTTGTCTTCTTATTATAACCAGCAAATGCAAACATTCCATCTAATTTTTCAATAAATGATATGCCATATTTTTCTAAACCTAAAATTAAAACTTCTGTATCTGTATTAGTTTTAGTTTGAAATTCTTTACCTAGTTCTTGATAATTGTATATCTCTCCATTATATACTAACACCCAATCATTATGAATCCAAGGTTGTTTTGAATTTTCTGTAGTGTCTATAATTGATAATAGATTGTGACCTAAAGTAATATCTTCGTCTTGCCAATGTCCATTACCATCAGGTCCTCTATAATATGCTTGGTTCAACATTTCTTTAATCAAACTTGTTGATGACCATAATATTCCGTGTATCGCACACATTATCTTGCCTCTTTACCTCTTACATCACGTTTGCATACTAAACAAGGTGAACCTTTAAACCAATCTGCTTTATTAATTCTTGTTCTCCATTCTGTATAGTAATCACTAGTATAATTTAAAAACAAACTAGGTTGTTTTGATAAATTTCCTACTGCCCATTTCTTATGGACTTCTGGTGTTATCATATCACAACAAATAGTCATTGATCCATCATACTCTATAAAAATTCCTTTGTTCATACTCGTACAAGGTTGTGTTCGTCTATAACCTAAATCTATGGGTACACTTCCTGCACGGTTCGTTCCATTCTTCCAATAATTTCTTGCGTGAATAGAACCTTTAAATTGTGGTAGTCTGTATATAATCCAATCTTTATCTTTATGTTCATCTGGATTAATTCTTTCTGCACCTATTCTATCACATATTTGATTAATACGTTCAAATACTTCGTTTTCATCATATACAGTTGCACCATTTTTTAAATACGCTTGCATTGCTAAATTATCTACACCTGCGTCCAACAGTTCTTGTATATACTCTTTATTAAGATAATCAGAATTAGTATTAATATTTAATTTTGCTTTAGGTATAATTCTTTTAGCTGCTCTTATTGCTTCTAATATTGATTCTTTATCTGAAAGTGGTTCGTGATATCTTGTAAAATCTATACGACCATCAAAATCTATTTCAGCTAATTGGTTCAATATACTTACGTACATTTCATCCGTCATAAAAATCATATTTCTTTTAACTCTTCTATTTACATCTTTTCTTGATAAAGGACAAAATGTACAAGTTCTATTACAGTAGTTATGAATACCTATCTCTACTGAATATATATTTTTTTTAAATAGTTCTTTACTTTGTTCCAAGTTCATTTTTCACACTATAAAAAGTATATTTTAAAGTTAATTCTTCACCTTTTTTTATCTCTCTTATTGTATAGAGATAATATCTATTATCTTTTTGTATCTTTATTGTATTTGGTGTATCACTATGATTAATGAAACCTCCTAATGGAGTTCTTATTAATTCAGCACCAACAACCAACCAACCTAATCCTATCTTTGTATTGTCGTCAATATCTTCTTTTGCAAATAATCCTTCTCCGTGAATTTTGCTTAATTTAATTTGTACTTCTCTTGGTAATGGATGATACATTATTTTTTATACCTCTTATCTTCAGCATCCCCATAATGTAAATAAGACATCATAACATATTTTGGTCCACTAACTGGTTTTAATCCTGCGTGTGGGTGAGTCCAAAAAGGCGGAAACATTAACAATCTACCTTGTCTTGGTATGACTGATATATCACATTTTGGAAAATATGTACTACCACCTGTTTCAACATCATTAAGATATAATATAAAGACTAAAAATCTTTTTGCTGTATCACCCATAGAACGAACAACATCTACGTGTACTTTAAATTGGTCTTTGTCATTAGGCATATATTTTTTTATTCTTATGTTTTCCATATCTATTACTGGTGCAAAATCTAAAGGTTTAATATTTAAATTTTGTTTAAATCTAGTTATATAATCTTCCATCATTTTAATAAATTTTTCTCTAGGTTCTTTCCAATAATCTGAACCTTTATATTTGTCTATATCTATTTCTGTAAATTCTTTATGACCAGTATTAAATGTATCTACCTGGGTTTTATCATATCTAACCACATCTTCAAATTTCTTAATAATCATTTGACAATCTTCAACTGGCATTGCCCAATTATATATCATAAAATTATTTTGAGCAAAAAGGTCTAGGTGTGATTGGTCAAATGGTACTAGTGGTTTTAATGGCATATTTATTTACCTCCTCTTGGTATGCACGAGCATTTGTAGTTGGAAAACTAGCAGGTGCTAAAAATGTTTGTCTAACTATTGCCGCTTGTTCATCTTTACTTTTAACAAAGTATCCTTCTATATGGGTAAACCCATTGTGCTTTGCCCAATACACTCTTTTATTACCTGTGTGTACTGAAATACCAGGTATACAATTTCCTTCTTCATCTTTATTCCATCTTCTTTTCAACCAGTAATGTTCTAAATCTGTATAGATAATAGGAAATTTCATACCTGCACTTTCAATACTAGTTTTAAAAGCAGGATATCTTTCTATCATCCATTTGTGATTAGCAGTTAACATTAAATCTTTAACAGACACTACTGTAACTTTAGGTTTTATTCCTTTTAATGGTGCGTGTTGACAGGTTACATATTGTCTTGCTTTTAATAATTTCATATTAATAATTCAAATACATCAAATTCAATGCCTTCTAACTCTTTTGGTTTACCTTTAGGATAAGTCGGCCATATTTGGAATTCTTCTCCTGTTGTATCACTTTTACAACCTGCAACTAACCAGTCCCATTTAAACTCTCCATCAACAACAAACTCGTTCATCACTTCATATCTTCCATCAGGTTTTTGTAAAAGTAATTCTTTTTTACACTCTTCCATATTTTTATACCAACCTTCCATTTGAAAAGTTTGTTGTGTTTCTATTGGACTATGCCCAATTAGATATGCAAGTATTAATATTTTAAAGTCGCCCATAATGTGCCTTTGCTATATACCAACTATCAACTATATCTGATACTGGATTGCCTGCTTTTGCTGTGTCTAATAATTTCTTTAAATCTGTTTTTGTATCTTTAGAAAATTGTTCATACATCATTTCTTTATCTGCATTGCCCTTACCTGTTGCAAATTTCTTAACAACACTTGGTACAATAACACTATAATTGTATTTTTCTTCTGCTAATCTATATTTAAGTATGCCACAATTTTCTGCTATTTGAAATAGTGCTTGACCTTTAGAACCGTAAGAATAGTTTTCTATTGCTATTACTACATCATTTATATTGTCTTTAGAGTGATTTAATTTTAAGACTTTTAAAACCCAATCAGAAATTTGAGTAAATCTTTGGATAGGGTCTGTATAAGGTTGATGTTCATAACCAATTATATTACCAAATTTACCCATATGTTTTTTCTTATTAGTAAGAAAATAGAAATGACTATGTTCAAACTTAAAGTCATCTGTAACACATATGGCAGGACTTGTTAAACTATAATCAATTCCAACTAGTTTCTTCATTTTCATCTCCACTTTTAATTTCATCTTCATCTTCTTCTTCTACTTCATAACTACAAAATGGACAAGACTCAGGTTTCATATCTGTTTCATCTTCGTCATATTTTATTGTGTAAGTCACCTTACAATTATCACAACTAAACCTAATATTCTTTGCTATTTCATCATCCATAATATACTTTGTTATAATTTAAATTTCTTAAACTGATCCTTTTGTACATCTTGTTTAATTCCGCCTATAACATAACTTTCAATTTCTGTTTCCTGTGGTGCATTTTGTAATGACCTACTATTTAACCAATGGTCTACCCAAGGTAATGGATTTACTTTTTGGTCATATTTTGGTTCTAATCCTATTGCTCTCATACGTCTATTTGCCATATACTCTACAAATTGATGTAATAGTTTTTCTGATAATCCTATCATAGAACCTTTTGAGAACAAATAAGTCGCCCAACGTTTCTCTTGTCCTACTGCATTTTCATACATTGTATAAACTTCTTTTTCTGTATCTCTCATCACTTTATTCATAAGTCTATCATTTTCATTATCACGATAGTTATTAAGTATTCTTTGTGAGATTGATAAATGCAAAGTTTCATCCCTTGCAATTAAAGAAAGTATTTTAGCAGAACCTTCTAACATTTTTAGTTCTCCAAATGCAAACGAACACGCAAAAGAAACGTAAAATCTTAATCCTTCTAATATATTAACAGTCATCAATGTTAAATATAATTTCTTTTTCAACTCATACATATCAACACTATCTGGTTTTAATTGCCATTTATAACCTAAATTAATCATATCATCATATCTTTGAGTTATACTCATTGCTCTTTTCTCAATTTTCTCATCTGTAATTATAGTATCAAAAACTTCACTAGGATTTGAATATAAATTTTTAATGATATATGTATATGAGTGTGAGTGTATGTTTTCAAAGAAGTCCCACGCAAGAACACAACTCTCTAATTCAGGTATTGAAACAAAAGGTAAAAATGCTAAAGCAGGTCCTCGTCCTTGCACACTATCCATCATTGTTTGATATTTTAAATTAGATGTAAAGATAAACTTTTGTTGTTCATTTAACTCTCTATAGTCTGATATATCTTTCTGTAAAGATACTTCTTCTGGTCTCCAGAAGTAACCTAATTGTTGTTGAAACAGTTTATTAAAGATAGGATATTTCATTTCATCATATCTTTGTACCTGTAAGTCTTTACCAAAAAACATAGGTTGTTTAGTATAGTCTAATTTTTTTTCTGTATTAAATACGCTTTTAGTCATTTATTGGTTCTAATTCTGCTTGTAATCTTTCTGATTCTGTTAAGTTATAATGGTGTTCATCACTATCACCTGCTGTCCATTTATCCATATTATCTACACTATATTCTCTAGTAGATACTTTATAATCAGGTCTTTTTGGTTTACTTGGTGTTAAAGACTTGTCATAAAATAAAACTCTATTGTTTGGTTGGGCAGCAAAATGACCATTATCTAATTTTATTATGTTAAATGATTTATGTTGAGAAGGAGTTTCACTATATCCCACGTTTAACTCTTTATTCGTGGCACTACAACTATCTATACTAAACATATAATTTCCTTCAAACATTTTTTTAGATGGCGACAAATATGTACATCTATTACCACTCACTAATTGTTTCTCAATAACTGATATATCATAATCAAAACAATCCCATAATTGTAATTCACTTAATTTTATATCTTCTTTCGTTTTTTTCCATACAAAAGCATTTATAGGTAACTTATCATATAATGCTCCACTTTCATACAGATATGTTTCAAAATATAATGCTCTACCTTGAATACTTTTAACTGTACACCAGATACCTGGTTCAAATTCTCCGTGACCTTTCTCTAAATCATAAAGGTATTGTTTCTTAACTAGTACCTCTATATGAGGAACATTTGCACATAAAAACGCCATTTGGCTCCTTTAAATTACACAGGTTTCACATTCTTCTTCGTCTTTTTTCTCCATTATAGTTTTGGTTTCTGGTACATCATCTTTCCAACCGATAGGATGTACAGGTTCCTCAACATCTTTCTTACTATCATATGTGTTTTGATAATAAGAAGTCTTCCAACCTAATTTATAAGTTGTTAATAAATCTTCTGCCATTATTGATAAAGGTATTTCTCCTTCATCATAATTTTCAGGATTATATGACCAATTACCACTAATTGATTGGTCAAAATATTTTTGCATTACTGCTACTATGTTTATATATCCTTCATTACTTTTCATATCCCATAATAACGTATAATTATTTTTTAATCTTTTGTAATCAGGTACAACTTGTTTTAAAGTACCTTTCTTACTCTTCTTAACTGAAATATAGTCCCTAGGTGGTTCAATGCCGTTTGTGGCATTACAAACCACGCTAGAGCTTTCAGAAGGCATTTGAGCTGTGAGTGTGCTATGTCTTAACCCAAATTCCTTAATATCTT